GGGCTGACGACCCCAAACGATGGATAGTTTTCAAGGGATTTTTCAAGCCCTTTTCGTTACGCATAAAACAACGAGTTTTCGGGCTTTCCGAGGGTGCACACCTAAGAGAAGGAGGCGTGTATGGGAGAGATTGAGAGTGAGTTGGTGGATGCCAAAAAGCTCAAGGCTCTATTGGGCTTCGAGAATGTCAGACGTATCCAACAATTGACGCAGGATGGTGTGATCGACACCATTGAGATCAACAATAACGGTCGAAAGGTCAGACGATACGACCTCTGGCCGACAGCAAAAAAATATATCTCGTATCTGCAGGATAAGGCAGCGGGACGAGATATAAAAAAGGCAGCGGCTTCTAAGAATGAGGAGAAGCTGCAGGCGGAGATTGACTACAAACGAGCAAAAGCTCGAATTGCAGAGTTAGAGCTGGACGAGATCGAGGGACGAATGCACCGTGCCGAAGATGTGGAATCAATGACCACAGACTTATGCCTTGCTATCCGTTCAGCTCTATTGGCTCTGCCCGGTCGATTGGCGACCGATATGGCAGAGATCAATGACCCCTCACTAATAGCAACAAGAATCAAGGAAGAAGTGGTTGATATCCTCGAAGAATTAAGCAATTATCGATATGACGAGAAGAAATACAAAGAGCGCGTCCAAGAAAGACGTGGTACCGAGACCCAGAATGAAGAGGACGACGAAGAGGAGTAAGCTTAACGAGGATATCAAGAATGCTGAATCAAAAATCAAAGACAAAGAAAGCGAAGCGAGGGAAGCAAAACTCAATATAAGCGTAGCAAATTGCGTATCATATTTCAAACCGCCTTTGCAGATAGGTGTTGCCGATTGGGCGGATCGGTTCCGCCGCCTATCAACAGATAACAGTGCAGAGCCCGGACGGTGGAGAACAGCAAGAACACCATATCTCAAAGAGATCATGGATGCCTTCACAGATCCGAGGATACATAGAGAAGTAATTGTCGCATCGTCACAGGTTGGAAAGACAGAGTGTGAGCTCAACATGATGGCTTACGCTATCGACATCGATCCTGGACCGATGATGTTCGTATTTCCACGAGATGCAGATGCGGAAGATTTTTCCAAACGACGCGTCGCACCGATGATCCGAGATACTGCCAGATTAAGGAAGAAAGTGGCAGCAGCCAAAGGGCGCGACTCGAACAACACCGTCCTGAAGAAGAGTTATCCCGGAGGGATGCTCACGATGACAGGATCCAATTCGCCATCCGACCTTGCGTCGGTACCGGCACGCTATGTCTTCGGTGATGAGCGTGATCGATGGGCGAAGTCAGCAGGCTCAGAGGGTGATCCGTGGGATCTTCTGAAAGCCAGAACAACAACCTTTTACAATTACAAAATGGTTGAGGTGTCAACGCCGACGATCAAAGGCGACTCCGCAATCGTCAGCTCGTTTGAATTAGGAACGAGAGAATACTGGGAGGTTGCTTGCCCGGCGTGCGGCGAATACAATTTTGTTACATTCGAAAACATCATATTTGAACATAGCAGAGAGAACATAGCAGGTAAGCCACATTTCACTGTGCATAAAGCTGAATACTGCTGTCCGCATTGTGGAGTGATCTCCTCAGAGAGTGAGATCAAGAACGCTCCGCATAAATGGATTGCTAAAAACCCGGCGGCGATCGAGAATGGCATACGCTCATTTTGGATCAACGCTTTTTCTTCGCCGTGGATGGCATGGAAAGAGATAGTTCTCGAATTTTTACAAGCAGGAGACGACCCGCAGAAATTGCAGGTCGTTTTTAATACCAAGTTTGGACAGCTCTGGGAGAACAGAGCATGCAAAGCTGACGAAGAGTCTCTCATGGAACGTAGAGAGATTTACGAGGCGGAGCTCCCGAACGAAGTTTTGTGCCTGACATGTGGATTCGATACACAAGATAACCGACTCGAATACGAAGTGATCGGACACGGTCGCTACGGTGAGACATGGGGCATAGAAAAGGGTATCATCATGGGTAAACCGGATGAACAAGATGTCTGGGAGCGTGTCGACGGAGTGTTAGACCATGTTTATAGATACAAAGATGGACAGGGATTAAAAATATCAATCACATTTATCGATTCCGGTGGACATTACACTCAGGAAGTGTACGAAGAATGTCGCAGACGCCTTAGAAAGAGAGTATTCGCCATCAAAGGTAAAGGTGGTGAGGGCGTTCCTTATACGGCACCACCCGGAAAAGGTAAGATCGTCGATGAAAACGGAGATATCAAAGCTCAATGTTGGCTTTATACGATCGGTGTCGACTCCGGCAAGGAAAGAATCATGGCAAGCTTGGAGGTTCAAGAACCCGGTGCAAAATATGCACATTTTCCGATTGATGAGGAAAAAGGCTATGATTTTAACTATTTTTCCGGGCTTTTGTCGGAAGTCATGGTCAGAAGCAAGAAAACAGGACGCTGGATGTGGGAAAAGCTTCCGGGACATCGAAGAAATGAGGCGCTTGACTGTAGAAACTATGCTATGGCAGCTTTCAGAGTGCTGAATCCTGCAATGGATAAACTCTACCAAGAGCACAAAAAAACACCGGAAGAAAGGGAAAAACAGCGCAAAAAACAGGCAGAAGTTCAGAAAAAGAAGCGGAAAAAGGTTATAAAACGCAATAAAGACGGGGATTGGTGATTATGGCAAACGACAAGAAAAAAAGAAAAATCGAAGAGTTGACGACCCGCCGGAATATGTATCTCAAAAAAGAAGAGGAGATACTGACGGCAGCAAAGTCATATAGGATCGGATCGAGACAGGCGGAACGATATGACGCAGATCTTGAAAAGATTCGCCGCATCATCGATGACCTTGAAAAACAGATTGACGCACTTGAAGGACAAAGACCACGCTTTACCGGTGCTTTTATCCCTCGAGATTGGTAATTTTAGATTGGTGATGTCGGGAAACCGTATCACATAGCGTGTCGGGTGCTGCCTTCTCGGTATTCGGCACGCATTTCAGAATGAAAGAAGGTGAGATCGTGTCATTGCGCGGCGCAACAATAAAGCCTGCCGTACACAAAGCGGGCGTCATGCAGAATAAAGGATACAGCGAAGCAGGAGCCTCGACGAGAAAAAGATCAATGAGGTCATTTAGACCGCAGTCGTCATCCCCGGTCGAGGATATCGATGCGAACAATAAGACATTAAGACAACGTGCAAGAGCCCTTTACATGGCTTCGCCAATCGCCACAAGTGCAATTAAGACTCACCGTACTAATAGCATCGGCATCGGGCTGAAACTCAATCCGAGAATCGATGGAAACCTGTTAAAGATGACCACCGAGCAGACAGCAGAGTGGAAACGCCGGGTAAAACGAGAGTTTGATATCTGGGCGAACAAGAAGCAGAATTGCGATATAACAAGAACAAATGATTTTTATTCAATGCAGCAGTTGATCTTTTCAAGTTGGTTGACATCAGGTGATGTTTTTATCCTCAGAGAACAAGTTGAACCAACAAGAATGAATCCTTACACATTGAGACTACATGTGATCGAAGCAGATCGGTGTGCTACACCCTCATTGAGCGGCATTGGTTCAACAGAGGGAAAGAACGAAGACAACGGCAACCTTATTCACGATGGTGTCGAGGTTGACAAAAAGGGAGCGATCGTAGCTTATCATTTCCGCAACACCCACCCCGGAGAATCAACCATGAAAAAAACAGAGTGGGTTAGGGTTCAGGCATACGGCGATGAGACAGGACTTCCAAATGTCTTTCACATTATGAGTTCAGAACGACCGGAGCAGTACAGAGGGGTGACGTTCTTAGCTCAGATCATAGAACCCGTACTTCAGACAAGACGATACACAGAGTCGGAATTAGAAGCAGCTCTCATTGAGAGCTTTTTTACTGCTTTTATAAAAACAAACGCAGATACAAGCGAGAATCCCTTACAGACGACAGAACCGATCGAAGAAGAAGGCAGAGAAGAAGCTGAGTCTGATGCAGAATACGAGATGGGACCGGGGACATTTAACGTATTAGAACCCGGAGAAGACATTGTTTTTGGGGATCCAAAACGACCTGCATCGGGATTTCCTGCATTCATGCAAGCAATAGCAACACAAGTCGGAGCTGCGTTAGAGATTCCGGCAGATCTGTTAATGAAAGAGTTCAAGGCGAGCTACTCCGCATCAAGGGCAGCGCTTTTGGAGGCGTGGAAGTCATTCAAGATGTATCGTGAGTGGTTCGTTCAGGATTTCTTGAATCCTGTATATGAGGTGTGGTTTTCAGAAGCAGTTGCTTTAGGACGCATAAACGCACCGGGATTTTTCAGTGATCCTTTAATCCGCAATGCTTACCTCGGAGCTGAATGGGTTGGACCATCACAGGGACAGCTCGATCCGGTCAAGGAGATCCAAGCAGAAGCAATGGCAATAGAATATGGCTTCACGACTCGTGAGGCAGCGGCCATCAAGCTGAATGGATCAGATTTCGAGGAAAACATAGAGCAGCTCAAGAGAGAGCAGGCACTGATCAACGAATTAAGCCCTGCTCCTTTTGATAAATCAAACGAAGAAGGAGGAAACACCAATGAGTAAACCCAAATTCTGGGACCTGAAGATTAAAAACTCGGTAAAGCCGGCGGACACTCCTGTTGAGCCGGTCGAGAATCAGGCCTCGGACAAGGTGGAGGCTGAATTGTTCCTCTACGGCGATGTCGTAGAGACGACGCCTGTTGACTGGTGGACGGGTGAGAAGGTGGACGGTGACTACATCGCACAGGATGAGTTCGTCCAGGACATCCGCTCATTAAAGACACAGGGCGTCACCGATTTGACCGTCCACATCAACTCGTGCGGCGGTAACCTTTACACCGGATCAGCCATTCACAATCTCCTCAAAGAGATGGTGGATCACGTGACGGTGATCATCGAGGGAATCGCAGCAAGCGCAGCCACGGTCATTGCGGTAGCGGGTGACACGGTGAAGATGATGAAGAATGGTCTCTTCATGATTCACGAGCCGTCAATCTCCGGTTACCTTGACAATGCGACAGCCGAGGATGCGGAAAAACTTAAAGCCATGCTCGACGCGGGGGCAGAGTCCGCAGCGACAGCCTACGCAGAGAAGACCGGCATGAGTGTCAAAGCCTTGAGGAAACTCATGAAGGAAGAGACATGGATGACCGGCGAGGAGGCTTTGGAGAAAGGCTTCGTGGATGAATTGATCGACGGAGAGGTTGTCATGAGCATGTCAGCTGATGGACTCAACGTCAACGGTGACACTGTGACGATCAAAGACTTTATAAACCTGCCGGAGAACATCCAGGCACTCAAAAATGAGGTCGAGGATGAGCCTGAGACAGAGGAGGTTGAGGGCGAAGAGCCGGAGGAGATCGAAGGCGAAGAGCCGGAAGAGGCAGCGGTTGAGGATGATACTGACGAACTCGACGCAGAGGTTGAGATCGTCGAACTCAAGAAAACCGCCGAGTCGATCGAGGCAGCATTCCCTGAGATCATCAATCAGATCAGGCAGGAAGCCATCGAGGCTGAGCGTGCAAGAATGCGAGCGATTGACGAGATCGCGCCTCAGTGTGGTATGGAGTTGGCTATGAAAGCCAAGTACGAAAAGCCGATAACGGCAGAGAAGCTCGCTTTGGAATCGCTCAAAGTGGGAATCAGTGGAGCAAGTTCATTCTTGGCGGCGAACGCTAAGGATGTTTCTTCAAGCAATACATCCGAAGTTGGGGTGGTACCGACAACAGTCACACCGGCTCCGAAGGATGAAACTAAACGTCTGGCCATGAAGATAGCAGGCGTAACAGAAACCAAAGAAGGAGGTACAAACTAATGACAGGTAGACAGACAATCGGGACGGTTGGCTACGATCTGCTGTTGGCCAATGGAAAGCATGAGCCGGACGTAGGAGGAGTTTCCTTAAAGACGGCCGCAAAGCTGGTCAAGGGCACTGTGCTGGTGAAAGATTCCGACGGGGATGTGTATCCTCTTGGAACCACCGATGTTACAGGCGAGGCGTTTGCGATCGTGGCGAAGGATATGGAAGACAGCGGTCAGACCGTTGTTGCATATCGCTCCGGTGATTTCGTGAAGAATGCACTGGTAACAGTTGAAGATTATGATATTACCCAGACTGATATCGATAATCTGCAGAAGTACGGCATCTATCTTGACGCCGCAATGGTCTGATAAAAAGAAAGGAGAATAACATTATGTCACTGGAATTGTACAAAACAGAGACGATGCTCGCAGCAATGGAGCTGATGAAGCCCAAGGCAACATTCCTCCGTGATCGGTATTTTCCGCTCGCAGAAGATCCGTATTTCCCCACAGAGGATGTGCTGGCTGAGTTCAAAGACGAGACAAACCGCCGCCTCGCTCCTATTGTAGAGGAGAAAAAGGGTGGAATCCCCGTATCTCGCTCGGGATACAAAGGTGAGAGATTTACACCGCCTTACATCGCACCGGAGAGACCTCTTACCATGGACGATCTGAAAAAGAAAGGTTTCGGCGAGGACATGTTCTCGGGTAAGACCCCGGAGGATCGTGTAGCCGAGATACTCGGGAGAGATCTTAGGGAGCTCGACGAGATGATCTCCAATCGTGAGGAGCAGATGGCATCATCCCTCCTTACCACCAATGAGGTCACCATGAAGGTGTATGCCGATGACTACAATGGTCAGGAGGTTGACACCTACACATTGAAGATGTACGACGGAGCAACCGACCCGTCCACATATTCGCTCGGATCAGGTGTAAACTGGTCAACATCTTCCGGACGCATCACAAGCGACCTGTCAGCAATGGCAACAATGCTCGAAGAGAGAGGACTGTCAGCTGCGGATGTGCTTCTCAGTCCGGATGTGGCAGATATCGTTATCAACAACGATCAGATCCAGAAGCTTCTTGACAATCGTCGTTATGAGCTTGGCAGGGTTGAGCCGGAGGCACTCCCGAACGGAGCAGTGCTTGTATGCTCGCTGATCATCAATGGACGTCTGCTGAACTTCTACAGCTACAGCTTGAAGTACTTCGATGACGCAACAAATACAAACAAGCTTTACCTTCCGTCAGGAACCGTTGTCGTGACAGCACCGGGCGCAGGACATCGTATGTACGGAGCTGTAACTCAGATCGAAGAAGGTGATACCGAGCATACCACACACATGGGTGGACGTGTTCCTCACGTGACTGTAAACCGTCACGATTCGATCCGCACGCTCACACTCAAGAGCCGTGCTCTGCTTATACCTAAGCAGGTCAATCCTTGGGTTCACGCTCAGGTGCTTGGTAACTGATCATGACAAGAAAGAGAAGGTGAATCATGAAAAAGATCAAGATGCTTAAAGGTGGCTACGGTCTGGCTGACAAGTCAGGCCGTGTAAGCCTTAAAACCAAGGACGACGAGCCGTTTGACGCACCGGATAAGGATGCAGATATGCTTGTCGAAGGCGGATTTGCAGAGTTTGTCGGAAAGCAGAGAAAAAAGACGAAGTCTGAGACTCCAAAGGAAGAGATTGAGATACCACAGGAAGATCCGGAGGAGATAGAGGAGACTATTGAAACGGAAACCGAATCAGAGTCTACCGAGACAGATCTGAACTCACTCACTCTTGACGAACTTCACAAGATGGCAGATGACCTTGATATAACATATAAGGCGAGAGACAAGAAGGATACGCTAATTAAGTTGATCGAGGAAGCTATGCCGCCGTCATTTGATCCACAGGAGGTAGAGGGATGACATTGAAGGAGATGATAGCCGACGATATCCAGAAGGTCTTTTTAAACATGGATGAGTTTGCCGAGATCCACAATGTGGATGGAGTCGAAATGAAGGCTGTCGTTGATGAGATCAATGCCGAAGAACGAAACCTCAAGACATCGGATCACGTCATTGGTGATTCGATATTTGAAGCGTACAAAAAGCTTTATGTGGACATCAAAGACTACGGTGAAAAACCGTATGTCGGAAGAGCGACCTTTATGTTAGATAATGAATGTTACCGTGTTCTCGAAGTTGACGAGGAGATGGGAATGTATGTCATTTATCTGGGGGTGACTGATTCGTGAAAGTCATGATCAATGTTGATCAAGCGATGCTTGACACGATAACCAAAGCTCTGGACGGGCTGTGGTTCAAAGCACCCACCGTTATGAAGGACGCATCTAACAAAGCCGGTAAGCTGATTCAAAAGATGATTGATTCAGAAGCTGACGAGATGTACACAAATAAAGGCAAGACAAGTTCTGCCGATCAGCGTGCTAAAAGTGGTACTTATGCCAATCCATCCAAGATCCTTATGTGGTCACAAGAAGGCGAGAACAGTCTTTATGAGTTCGACGTATCACCAAAGAGTCCAACTCCTTGGACAGATGCTGCATCATGGGTTAGTGCTCATGTTAAAGTGGGCGGCAGCGGGGGAACTGTCAAAAAGTACGGAAACCACAAAGCGTTTGTTGCCAAAATGTCAAACGGACATGTTGCTGTGTTTGTTAGAAAACCGGGCGACAACAAGAAGATCGAGCAGGTGCAGTCGCTCTCATTTCCTGCTATGGCAGGTCAAGCTTATGAAAAGAATCAGGAGCAGTACAGGCAAATCTATTGGGATGAGATCGACAAACAGATAAAGAAGGTGATGGGAATTGTCTGAAATGAGCGAAACATTCGTGATTGATGATGAATTGGTCGACGAGAGCATAAAAACCGTCAAACCGGTCGTCAAAAATGCACCACAAACACAAGAATTGTTAGTGGATGCTATTGTGAAAGAGCTCGAAAGATTGACTAAGGATATGAGGTTTCCTTCACCGGACGGAGAAAAGAAACTCAACATCTTCAAACAGCTTTTACCGCTTCACAGATCAAAAGATGGGAAAAACTCTGATTTTCCGTTCATACTGGTAAAGTTTGAACGCTCAAACACTGTCGATGTATCACAGCGTCAAAGCGTGAGCATCGTCTTAGGTATCGGCTTATGGTATGGAGATGAAGACAGGCAGTATCAACATTACGCCTACCACATCTACAATGTGATCGTGAAGAGGTTTATCGCTGATAATTTTTTGGAAAACTATCGGTGCGAACCGGAGTTTTCTTTTGCCTTATCCCCAGAGGATGAGACGACGTTTCCACATTATTATGCCGCTATCGGCATGACATGGATGATTCCCGGCATCGATCGGGAGACAGATTTTTGGAACAATGAATTTGCATGAGGAGGTTTTAATCATGGCAAGCACCAAAAAAACAGAGACAAGAACAGAGCCAAAAGCAGAGATGCGTAAACCTGTGATGTCTCAATCTTTTTACATGGGTCCATCTATCAAAGGTGTGATCTCGACAAGAACAATCTATTCAGGAGATATCTCAGGAAAGATTGACGAGGTCGCTAAGCGTGCAGGAATTGCACGAGGGATGGCCGAGACTCTGTTTGTCCCGATCGAGAAGTTGTCGGAGGCAGAAGAGCAGTTTAAGACACAATCAAAGCTGAACACTTGCTATAAAGCAGTGATCAAAGCACTCAACAAGGAGGTAAAGAGATGAATCATGGAGTGTATACTGACGAGAAGGCTACACAGATCGCAAAGCCTCGCGTCACAACGACCGGGATTCCGTTTGTGGTAGGTACCGCGCCGATTCACCGTTTAGCTGACCCGTCCGCGGCAGTTAATAAGGTAATCAAGTGTGAGACTCTTGCCGAAGCCAAAGCAAAGCTGGGATACTCGGAAGATTTTGCTGCGTTTGATTTATGCCAGGCGATGTACTTCAATTTATCGGTGCGCATGGTTGCTCCGATAATCTTCGTCAATGTTTTGGATCCGTCAAAAGCAGCACACACTAAGACGGTAGCAGCAACAGCCGTAACCATCACAAATGGTCAGGGAACTCTTGATGAGAAATATATGCTCATCAATAACGATCTGATCGTGAAAGACGGTGATACTGTCTTGGTTAAGGACACTGATTACACAGTAGAACACACCGAGGATGATAAACTTTTGATAACTATCATCACCGGCACTCATGAGAGTGTGACTGTCGAGGGCAAAGCTCTCAAACCGGACGGCGTAACTGCTTCTGACATCATCGGTGGTGAGGATGTTTCAACAGGAGTAAAGACAGGGCTTTCGCTGATCGATAAGGTTTACCCGACATTTGGGTTTACTGCAGCGACTATTATCGCACCTAACTGGTCAAAGAATCCTACAGTTGCAGCTGCAATGGCGGGAATCACGACCGGAATCAACGGGCTGTTCCGTGCATTCACTGTAATAGATATCGATTCTTCGATATACAAGAAGCCTGCAGATGCTGAGCAGATGAAGGCAACGGTTGGGGTAAAATCTCCGAACGCATACCTTGTATGGCCGATGGGAAAGATCGGTACTCACATCGTCACAGGATCCGTAATAGCAGCAGCTACCTTCCAGTACACCGATGAGGAGATAGGCAATGGACTTCCGTACTATCCGCCGTCAAATAAGTCTGCATACGTGGACTCAGTTGTATTGGCTGATGGCACAGAGATGATTCTTACATCCGAGGAAGGAAATGTTCTCAACGACAAAGGAATCGCAACCTTTATCAAGGTTGGTGATGATATTCGCCTTTGGGGAGATGAGACCGCGGCATTCCCGAACACAAATGATCCGAAGGATGTATATGTAAACATCCGCAGGTTCTACAGCTGGTATGAAAATCGTCTTATCATCGATTATTTCGACCTGGTCGATGGTCCGATCAATCCGAAGCTTGTAGAAACTATCGTGGATAACGAGAATGTAGTCCTGAACGGATATGTATCTGCAGGAGCATGTTTGAGAGGTGAGATTGCCGCATCACCGTCCAACACAGCTGAGACACTGGCCGCAGGGCAGATATTCTTCGATGTTATCCTCACGGTACCGACACCGGCGAAGGAGATTCGCTTTACAGTAACATTCGATCCCGAAGCGCTTATGAATGCGCTCGCAGCATGAGGAGGTGAGATAGATGGATAAGGGTACATTGGCAGAGATCTTTAATAAGTTCAATGTCTACAAAGGCAGTTCAGAGACGCCGACAGATCCTATTCTTGGAATCGGATCACGTCTCACTCTTCCTACACTGACGATGATGACAGAGATTATCACGGCAGCAGGAGTCCTCGGTGAGGTAGAAGCTACCAACCCTGGACACTATTCAAGTTCGGATATCGATATTCCTTTCGTCTGCATCGATGAGAAGATGTTCGATTTTAATCCGAACAAGAGGGAGTTCCTTACGATTCGCGCTACACGTCAGTCGACGGTTAAAGCGACCGGTGATCTTCAGTACTCAGGAGTTAAGGTTATCATAGGTGGTAAGGTGAAAGAGTTTACCCTCGGCGAGATCGAGCAGGGCAAACGTACAGAATCAAATGTGAAGATGAACTGGTCTTACATCAAGATTGAGATGAAGTACAAGGATGGTACCACATCGACGGTATTTGAGCTTGATAAGTACAACTCAAAGAACATCGTTAATGACGTAGACGTGCTTGCCGACATCAACGCATTTTCATGACACGTAGCACAAACACAAGGCGGGTGGGAAACTGCCCGCTTTTTCTTTTAGGAGGATATGTTATGAACGAGAAGGAAAACAAGACACTCGAGGAGATCGAGAAAGAAGTAGAAGAAAATTCAGATCCTGCAACCATACAAAACAAAGCAATAGACTATATTAAAAAAATCAGAGACGAAGAAATCTATACACTGTTTACCCCGATCCAGTTCGAGGGCAAGGAAATAAAAGAACTCCCATTAAAAGGGATGGGCGATATCAGAGGCAAACATTTTTCGGCAGCAAATAACCTATTAAGAGCAGAGGGAAAGACGTGGGCGACTGACAACTGGGAATCAGCCGATTTTTCCCTTGCGGTATTAAGAATTGTAACAGGGCTAGCCATTGAGCTGATAGAAGAGTTACATCCAATGGACTATAGAGTTCTTGTCAACGTGGTACAGGGTTTTTTATCGAGACGGGGATAGCATCATCCAAAGATTGGAAAGCATATAGGAAGCTGACTATATCCCTAAGTATAGATACAGGTACAAGCATTGAATATTTTCGATCATTAAACATACAAGAATTTTTGCAGATGGTTGAAGATATACATGAGATAGCAGAAGAAAGAAAAGAGGCACGAGATGGCTAAGGAATACAAATTAGCGATAAAAATCGCCGGCGAGGTTGAGAACTCCCTCAGAAAATCGGCGAATTTATCGAAATCTGAGCTTAGAGCGATTTCTAAGGAAGCTGCAAGAGCTACCTATGGGATGAATAACGCCTTTTCCGGATCCGCTAAGTCAATCAGTGGCTCACTTGATAAGATAAACAAAGCGTCAAATACAGTCTTAAAGGCAGTGGCAAAAGCCGGAAAACTCGCAGGTGCCGGAATCGTCACCGGTCTTGGAGCATCTGTGAAAGTGGGCGCGGATTTTGAGGCTCAAATGTCTTCCGTACAAGCAATCTCAGGATCCACTGCGGATGAGATGAAGCGTCTTGAAAAGACCGCCTTGGAATATGGTTCTACCACGGCATTCACCGCAAAAGAAGCGGGCGAAGCTCTCGAATACATGGCTCTTGCCGGGTATGATTCAGAGAAGTCCATCGCCATGCTACCGAATGTCTTAAACCTTGCGGCAGCCGGCGAGATGGAACTCGGAAGGGCATCCGATCAGGTCACGGATGCACAGTCTGCGCTCGGGTTGTCGACGAAGGAAACGACAACCCTTGTTGACCAGATGGCACAGACCGCATCGAAATCAAACACATCGGTTGAGCAGTTAGGTGATGCCATCCTGCAGGTTGGTGGAACTGCAAGGATATTAAAAGGTGGAACGACCGAGCTTAATCAGGTGCTAGGGCTCTTGGCTGATAACGGCATCAAAGGCGCGGAGGGTGGAACAAAGCTTCGCAATATGATTCTTTCGCTTACAGCTCCAACTGATAAGGCAGCGGGCGTTATGGAACGCTTAGGGCTCAATGTCAAGGACGGACAAGGCAATTTCCGTGATATGTCCAGCATCATGCAGGAACTCAACGACAAGACCAAGAACATGGGTGATGTTGAAAAGTCCGCTTTACTGAAACAACTATTTAATAAGACGGACATCAAAGCTGTCAATGCGCTTCTTGGCACCACCAAAGAGCGATGGACAGAGCTTGGCGGAGAGATAGACAACGCATCCGGGGCAGCGGATAAGATGGCAAAGACGAAGCTTGACAACTTAAAAGGCGATGTCACATTGTTTAAATCTGCTCTCGAGGGAACTGGGGTAAGAATTTACAAAGAGCTCCAAGGACCGCTCCGCGAGTTGGTTCAGGGAGCAACAAGAGGCGTGGAGGATTTTGCGGAATGGTTCATTGACAATTTTCCCACGATAAAATCAGGAATTGCAGATGTGGGAGAAGCCTTGATGAGTTTTGCGCAGCCCTTTTTGTCAATCGGAGGATGGCTTTTAGAAAACCCAACAGTGATATCAGGAGCGCTCGGAGGCATTGGCACGGCAATAATTACATTCAAGGTGGCATCCGGCATTAAATCTGTTGTAACAGCTATATCAGGAATAGCTTCACTGAACCCTGTGATCGCAATTATCGGCGGAGTAGCTGTAGGCATCGGAGCATTGGCGGCGGCTACTGCAGAAGCAGCAAGAGAAGCAAAGAAAGATAATCTGGCTGAACACTTTGGAGACATAGCCCTATCAATGGAGGATATAGAGGGAGCGGCACGACAGATCGTAGGCATGGGAGATCTCGCAAAAGTCGACGAGCTTTTATCCGCTCTTTCAGATACGGAAAATATCAAGTCGGCGATGGAAGACGCCTCGAAGGCGATCAAAAAGTACAATTGGAAGATAGAGGCAGGACTTACCATTGGAAAGGAAGATACGAAGGAATATGTCGATGAAGTAAAGAATTTCGTAAAATCCGCGCAAGACCTTATTGATGCTAAAGGCTATGAGGTTGGAATATCAACACATCTTTTGTTTGGCGATGGCAAAAAAGCCAATGCTTTACAAAAAGAAAGTGATGCTTTTTATGCCGGATTAGATACGGAAATGAAAGGTCTCACTGATAAGCTCAACGAATACCTAAATGATGCAATGGAGAACGGTCTTAGCATTGATACAGAAAAGCTTATCAACGAGACGATGGATTCCATATCGGAGATCACTGATGCCGTAAACAATGCTCAGACGGAAGCCGATTGGGATATGCTTAAGCAGTCGTGGTCAGGAAAAGGATTGACTGCGGAAAGCTTTTCAGAGCTTCAAAACGAGATAAACAAACAGCTTGAAAAAGACTATAAAGGGATCGAAGAAGGAACCAATTCCCTAATCACATCAACATATGCTAAGCAAAAGATGGGGTATACCTATGATGCTTCCGGGAAAAAGGTAGCGTATACGGCTGCGGATGCAGAAACTGAAAGGAAATCTATCTATGAAGCTCAGGCAAAGAAAAAAGAAGAAGCAACAAACCGAAGCGTTGAGTTTCAGTATAACACCATGATGGACACTTATGGTCAGTCGATGGCTAAAGGTGAACTCATGGATAATCAGTCTACGCGTGACTCGGTTTATGAAATTGTATCAAAGATTTTAGAGTCCCCGGGAGCAGGTACTTCAAAATATGGATCAATTTTACGAACCATCCAGACGGGTGCATCATATGACGACAGCTTTCTGGCTAACCTTAACTTTTTCAATCCATTCAGTAGCAGCGGTAATTCTGCAATTGCTGCAGGACTTGGTGGCACGACAGATACATACATACAAGCTCAGTCAGCTGCAACGGAGGTGGCAAGGGCATATACAAGTGCAGATCCTGCAAAAACAATGCAACAGGATTACAAAACAGCAACTAATGCCATCGATGGTGATATGAAAGGGATGTTTAATGGCATAGGTCAAAATGCTGCTATCGCTGGTACGGTTATGGGAACGAACCTTGCCGATAACTTCATGAATGCAGCAGGACCGAAGATAAGACAAGGCTTGACCAATGCCATGAATGGGACAAACACATCAAGACCTCCTGGAATGCCATCAAGCATACCGGTACCTCACGCAGAAGGTGGAATATTCAATAAACCTCATATCGGAATGGTGGGAGAAGCCGGCACAGAGTCGGTTATACCTATCAGAAAAGCGCAAAAGTCCTATGATCTGTATAAACAGACAGGAGCTATGTTAGGACTCACAGGAGGCGGAGCTACATTTTCACCGTCTGTTACGATCAACGCTCCCGGAGCTGATAAAAAAGGCGTCAGAGCAGCAGCCAAGATGACGATGGATGAATTTGGAAGAATGTATAAAAAATTCCAGAAGGATCAGAGCAGGAGAAGCCTGTAAGGAGGATATATGTTCTACGAAACACAGTTAGGTGATACATGGGACACGATTGCAAAAAATATCTATGGCGATGAAAAATACGCAGATTTTGTCATGGAAAATAACCCTACGCTTATCGCCGTATGTATATTCTCAGCAGGCACGCTTGTGTGGATCCCGACTCTTCCACCGGAAGATGAGGCTGAGTTGCCGGAATGGAGGCTGTAAATGCAGGGTGACGGCAGAAGAGCGGATGTAAACATATATTACGAAAAAAAGAATGTCTCAAGAAGCATGAAAGAATATCAGGAGTCATTCGAGTATGTTGATATAGCCACAGGAGGATCCGATGAAATATCTTTAACTGTTGACAATTCGGACATGAGATTTCTTAATAAATGGAAACCTCTAAAAGGTTCAACGGTGTCCGCGACCATAATCATGCGAGACTGGGACAAGGAAGGTGTCAAAAAATCATTTAAGACTGGTGACATGGTGATGGATGATCTTTCCGCAGAAGGAGCTCCAAGCAATACATTCACAATGAAAGCGGTAAGTGCTCCGGTAAAGAGCGAATTTAAGTCAACTAAGAGAAAAAAGACATACAAAAATGCAACCGTCCAAACAATTGGACAGAAGATTGCCAAGCGCGCCGGGATATCACTTCATTATGAAGCATCAAAAATCAAAGTCAAGGAAATCGAGCAGACCAATGAGGTTGATGCCGATTTCCTTTTGAGTTTATGTCAAGAATACGGACTCGGAATCAAGATCTACAACAAAAAGATCGTTATATACGATGAGGAGAAGTATGAGAAAAAAGCTCCTCTGGTTACCATTTATCGCAAAGATAGGAAGATCGAGGGCAAGAAGATTTCCGGAGTCGAGTCTTGGGAGTGGAACACCACGATGCAAGGTACATATGCCGGATGTATCGTGACATACACTGATTCATCAAACAACAAAAAGCATAAAGCCCGAGCAGGAAAGAAAAAAGGCAGACAGCTAAAGCTTAACATATCAGCGTTTTCAAAAAAGGATGCACAACTCAAAGCTAAAGCGGCGCTGAGAAATGAAAACAAAAAGCTTACGACAATGAACATCACAATGCAGGCCGATCCGCGCGTGATAGCAACCGGTACCGTTCAGTTGACAGGATTCGGGAAAGCGAATGGAAAATACTTTGTTGACGAAGTGAAACACAGAATAGACGGCGGCTACACAATGGATCTTACGTTACACAAGATCATTCAAGAAAAGAAAGCGCTAAAAGGTGGCGGCGGCAGATCAGAGGGAACAGTACGAGGAGGCGGCGGAAGATGATACGAATAGGTAGGATATCAAAGGTTGACAAAGAAAAAGGAATGGCATCAGTTGTATACGAAGATCAAGACGATCTCACAACCGACATGCTCCCGATCTTAAAACCGTTTTTGCGCGGCGCAATCCATGACACCACCCCGTCTACAAAACCGATATCTGTAGACCACTTTATAAAGCTGTTGTTTGATCCTCCGAAGGTCGGTGATTATGTCGTCGTAGCGCATACAAACAACAATCCATCAAGAGGAGTGATCCTCGGGTGGTACTATAACGAGGTTAATCAACCGGAGGTGGATGATGGCTAAAAAGAAAAAGACAAAGATCAGAGTAAAACGATACGTCACCATCACTAAAACTGTGGTTAAAAGCGGAAAAGATACCAAACCAAGTAAAAAGACAGTATCATCGACCGAGATCGGTTCGTTTGCTGATTTACAATTCTATGTCAAAACTGACAAGAATGGAAACCTGAATATGTTTTCGTTTTCTGGCGCAAGTCAGGAAGTGTCGGCTGAATGGCAGGAGCATCGAATCATCGGAAGAAAGTTTCCAAAAATGGAATTTGTCGGAGCGAGCAACCGCTCCTTTTCAATGACGATAGTTGTTGACAGGCAGTTCGGAAAAAGTCCACATAGCGTGATATCAAAGCTGAATAAGTTTTGCGAGACAGGGAAGATATCTGAATTAAAGATAGGCTCTCATAAGATCGGTGGCGGCAAATGGTACATCGAGTCTGTATCCCAGTCTTGGGATCAAATCTATTCAAAAGGGCAACTCACAAGAGCTACGCTTGATCTGACGCTTGGTCTTTGCAGATAGGAGGTTGTATGTATCTCAATAATATAGTCATAGAGTCAGACGAAAACTCAGAAACAATAGCGGAGATCATAGAGGGCATTAACTTCTTATGTTCGACTCCGACAGGCAAATTTCCAATGAATCGTGATTTTGGAATCAATCAGGATTTATTGGATGAGCCGATAACTTCCGTTAAGCCCCTGTTGGCAATCGAGTACAAAGAAAAGATAGAACGATTCGAGCAAAGGGTGGAGGTGATGGATGTTTGGTTTGATTATGACTCTGAAACAGGAGCGCTGACACCTCACATTGAGCTGGATCTGATCACTCAGTCTGCAGAGGAAGAAGAGCTCGATGAAGAATATGAAGAGGAGGATGAAGTATAATGCAAAGCCAGATTGAAAACTATCCCGAGATTTCATTTATCGAGGGCGAAACACTCGAAAGTGCTATCAGCAAGACGGAAGCGTTTTATATCGAAAAGTGGAAAGAACTGACCGGAGAGGATATCACACTGCATGACACGGATGAAGAGAGGGTTCTTCTCAGAGCGATAGCATACATCTTTTATCAGGCTTGTCAGTATACAGATAATGCCGGAAAGATGAATCTGTTGAAATACTCCATGGATGGATTTCTTGATAATATCGCAGCAAGGACAGGGCTTACCAGAATGGAAGCTAAACCCGCCTCAGTAACAGTGAAATTTACTCTATCCGAGGCTCAGGCTACAGATTATACTGTGCCGGAAGGAACGCGCGTATCCGGCTCGAATTTGGAAGATCTATATTTTGCCGTAAATGAAGATACGGTCATACCTGCAGGCGAGACGGAAGCACTGATCCCTTGCACCTGTACAACTGCAGGTGAGGACGGTAATGGTATCGAAGCAGGGATGATCGACGAATTAGTCGATACTCTTCCGTTTATTGACTCGGTCGAAAATACGACAACATCCGATGGAGGAGCTGACGAAGAAGACGACGACACGCTTGCGGAAAGGATCTTCCTTGCACCGAGTGAGTATTCAACATGCGGAACGGAAGACTCGTATATCTTCCATGCAAAGTCAGCATCAACATTGGTCAACGATGTATCAGTATCATCGCCCGAGCCATGTTACCTCACGATCACGATCACATCAAAGACGGGGATGCCGTCAGCTGAACTCATACAGATAGTCACCAACTACCTAAATGATCCTGTAAGGAAAAAACTTACAGACCGAATCACAGTCACCGGACCAAATGCTGTCAATTTCAATGTAGATCTGACTTATTACATCTCATATGACAATCAGAAGTATGAGGAAACGATAAAAGATCAGGTCGAGGCAGCGGTAGACGAGTACATAAACTGGCAGACAACAAAGATCGGACGAAACATCAACCCCTCAAAGCTTACTCAGATGGTAATCGATGCGGGGGCAAACCGCGTCGAGATAACATTTCCGGAGCAAGCTACCGTTGAAGCCAATGAGCTGGCAGTGCTGGAGACAAGAACTGTGACGTATGGAGGACTGGAGTATGAATGATAACTATTCAGACCTTTTACATGGATACAGGGGGTTGTTTGATGTAAAGCTGTCGGAGTTGTTTTCCGGCAGCGGCACGATCAAAAACCAGTGCATTTTTTACACCGTCGAGCAGCTCCTCAAACTATTGTACCAATATACAGAGAATGTATTTCTTTATAACCATATCGAGAATTTGCCGGACAACAAACTTGATTACCTTGCGATCGAATGGGATCTTCCTTATTACGAAGACTCTCTCGACAGAGACACCAAGATTCGTTTGGTAAAGGAAGGATTTAACTGGCGTCGTACTGCCGGAACCATATACGGAGTTGAAACACTTGTTAAAAAGATGTTCGGTGAAGGCAAGGTTTTAGAGTGGTACGACTTCGGTGGAGACAGAGGAACATTCAGAGTTCAGACGAATGCTCCACTGGTTCCGGACATGGAGGAGTTCTTTAAAGTACTTCTCCGAAAAGAAAAGAACGCTACTTCATGGCTCGAGTTTGTAGATATCATCCGTGATCTTATAGTTGAATACTACGGTATGACCTACACTCACCAGAGGTATTCGTATACAAAGCACAGAATAATCACAGAATAGGAGGAAGAAAATGGCATCTTTTATCACAGTAATGACTGATGCGGGATTAAGTCTTATGTCGGATCTGATTGAGAATGAGGACTCGATTGAGTTTGTATCTCTTACTGTAGGCGACGGCAGTTACACTACAGCAGAAAAGACTTTCTCAAATCTTAAGACCAAGACGGCTCTTAAAAGTTTGAAAGAGACTTATGGCATATCAAGAGGCGAGAGAACATCAGCTGAAACAGTCAGACTTGTATCAAACATTGCAAACTATGATCCTGCGACCGGAACACCGCTCTTTGCAGAAGGTTTTTATGTGAATGAGATCGGTGTTATGGCAAAGCCAAAAAGTGGAGGAGCTACGGTTTTGTTCGCCATTTCGGTAACAACAGAAGAGCAGGGTGACTATTTGCCGCATTATGAAGGTACAAACCCTGTCGAGATGATCCAGGACATACTTGTTAAAATCTCAAATCAAGCGAGTGTGACATTTACTTATTCAGAGTCGGCTTTTGCTCTTGCAGCTGATCTTGCAGACACTGCAGAAGCTATCGATGATCATATCGCAGAAAAGATAACAACAGAGAACGGTGTACATGGTATCCGCTATTACGATGAGAAACTGTCGGTAAATGACGGCAGCGGTTGGGAGGATATCGAAACCGGCGGAGGCGGCGGTTCGACTATCAACATATCCACTGAAGATCCTGAGTTTTTTGGACTTACTGTAACGCTTACCGATGGACAAACGACATTAGAGGGTGCGTTTGACAATACAGGCTTTTGCCAATTCACCGGCGTGACGATGAGCGGTACTCTCACAGCCTCGGTAACATATGATGGAGATACCTACACTGATACTTGTGAAGTGACTTATTATGGCACATATACGATGGAGTTATCACTCGGCGAAGCCTTTACACTTAACATAACTACAACAGAGACATCCTTGTATGGTCAGGATATAACCATTACAAATGGCACAAAAACTAAGACTGCGACATTTTCATCAAGTGGAACGGCTACCGCAAAGATTCACTTCTTCGGAACCGTCACTCTTACATCAACTGACGGCACGGAGACAGCATCCAAGGAGATAACTGTAGTGTCCGGCACATCGACCTATACTGTAGCACTTGCATTTGTTCAGATATACGGAGCCGAGTGGGACGGGACATCCACTACTGCATGGTCGAGGACGGATGATTCAGCGGACTTCGTTGATCCTGTACCTGCGTTAAATAATGGGACAGGGTCTTCACCGTTCGATGACTGCTACCCATGGAGTGAAATGAAAAAGGTCGAGAGGACGGGTGGTACCTGTGTTTCAATACCTAAGTTCTGGTACAAAATCACTCAGAATGGCAACGGAATGAAGATTCAGATTGCTGATAAAGAAGTCGATGGGTATCACGTATCTCCTGCGCATATGGACAGAGGCGACGGCAAGGGTGAGCGTGATATGGTCTATGTCGGTCGGTATCACTGCGGAGCTACAACGCATAAATCAAAGACCGGCGAGACACCATACAATCAGGCAACGCGCTCTGCCATGAGAACAACCATACATGGATTAGGCAATAATATATGGCAAATAGACCTTGCGACAAGATTTACGCTGTGGCTGTTATACATCGTAGAGTTTGCCGATTGGAACTCTCAGGAAAAGACAGGATATGGCTGCGGCAATAACTCGGGTGTCCAAGCAATGGGATATACCGATGCGATGCAATACCACACAGGAACAACGCAAGCAAGCCGCACAACCTATGGATTAGGCACACAGTATCGTTGGATAGAAGGTCTCTGGGACAATGTATATGATTGGCTCGACGGAGCTTATTATGACTCTAACGGACTTAATATCATAAAGAATCCTGCTAATTTTTCGGATTCATCAGGGGGAACACCGGTTGGCGTACCGTCAAGTGGTTATCCTTCAAAATTCTCTGTCAAGGATGTATCGGGCACATTTCCGATGTTCATCCCGACGGAAGCGTCAGGGTCGGATAGCACATATTCGTGCGATAGCTGGGGCTTCAACGCGTCTTACCCCTGCCTCTTCGCAGGTGGTAGCTATGGCCAGGACCTCGGCCGCGGGTTGTTCTGCGTGGACTGCGCTGCGGCTACCAGCGCGTACGCGAACCGCGGCTGCCGACTCCTTGAACTCCCGTAAGGGGGTGTGTGAGGGGGTCTTCCCCCTCACGATGTAACTGTTAACCTTGTCTATCATTGGGGTTTCCTGTGCGTGCCGTGGGGCTTTTTGTGGCATTCGTGCGATAACTGGAACTTCAACGCGTCTAACCCCTGCCTCTACGCAGGTGGTAACTATAGCCAGAACCTCAACCACGGGTTGTTCTACGTGAACTACACTACGGCTACCAACGCGAACGCGAACCACGGCTGCCTACTCTTTGATATGTCTTGTCAACAAACTCCGTCTATACCCTTTGGGTTTAGATATGGCACAGGATTCCGCACACCCCTTGGTGAAGATAGACAACACGGGAGCGGGTTAGTACTCTCATATGAGCGTAGGAAAGCCCGTACTGTCAAAAGGAGTAAATCCCTTATGAAACGAGTCAGAGAATTATTTGAAAAAATAATATCGGATGACAATTTAGGAAAAGCGATAGATGAGGTGAACAGAACACATCATTGGAAAGCTTATCACAAACCGAATGAATGCACGGCATGGGTAGAGCTTACTAAGCAGGAAAGAATTAAAGAACTACGTAAGTATATCGTAGATGGATTTGAACAAAAACCACCAAAGGTAACTGTAAGATATGATCCGTCAGCAAGAAAAACAAGGATCATCTGTGAACCTATACAATATCCCGATCAGTATATACATCACGCGCTCATTCAGGTATTACAACCCGTAATGATGCGAGGCATGGATAAGTATTGCTGCGGATCGATAAAAGAGCGCGGAGCACACTATGCAAAGAAAGCCATAGAAATATGGATGAGAAAGGATATAAGCGGTACCAAATGGGAATTATGTGCCGACATAAGACATTTTTATGATAGTCTCACCCCGGAGGTTGTAATGGACAGGATGAGACAACTAATCAAGGACAAACTGACATTAGACCTCATCTGGAGAGTGGTTAAGGATGGTATAAAGATAGGAGCCTATCCGTCACAGTGGTTCGCAAACACGACACTGCAGCCACTTGATATGATGATCAGACAGAGCGGATGCTGCACCCATTATGTAAGATATATGGATAACTTGACCATATTCGGAAGCGACAAAAGAAAGCTGAGAAAGCTGAGAACACGAGTCGAAAAGTGGCTTAACGCCCACGATCTTGAATTAAAGCATGATCATCAGATATTCCTGGTAGACAAACGAATGCCAGATGCCGTCGGGTATCGATACGGGAGAGGCTACACTATTCCAAGGAAGCACAATTTGATCCGTATCAAGCGAGCTGTTAAGAAATTTAGGAAAAGAGATGGAAATATATCCAAAAGGACAGCCAATTCAATACTTTCAAGGCTTGGTCAAATAAAGCACTGCAATAATTATAACCTTTTCCGCGATCTTTATAAAGGAGAGCGGATTGAACATAGATTGAAATCTATCATAAAGACACGGAAGGAGGATTTAACATGGTCTATGTTTTTGGAACAAAAAAGACTGCGGATGGCGATGTAGAAATACTCAAAACCATCGGAGAAGAGCACTCTAATCTCATCGGCAGGCAGAGCGTTGTAAGAGAGTTTGATGATCGCACGATAGAAGACGACTTTACTATCGTAAGGAGATATCAGACAAAGACAGATTCGGAAGGCAAGTTTTACGATTGGTATGAAATCAAGGATCATTTCCGCACATCTGAGAGGTTTACCCCGAAGAAACAGGAATCCATGGATTCAGAGATGGTCAAGCAAAGAGGCGATATCGACTATATGGCGATGATGCTTGACGTAGAGCTTGATACGGAGGTGTGACATGGCTAAGAAAAATGAACATTCAAAGAATTTTGAGAAAGTGAAAAACTACTACGACAGCGGCGTGTGGGACATCCATAGAGTCTACAATGCAGTTGGACGCTGGATCACTCCGGAAGAGTATGAAGAGATCACCGGCAAACCATACGAGGAACAATAACCTGTAGATAAGGAGCCAAGATGGAAATAACAATCACATTCACAGATGGAAAGAGAGGACATCATGGAAGACAAACTCAAAACCGGCGAAGAGATCGCTGCTGAGTACGCCGACATTTTAGACCGTATCGTCTCACTCAACAAACGCCTTATCAGTGAGTTAGCACAGTATCGTCGGATGGACGAAGAAGAAAAAGAAGTAGCCGCCCTGCTGGCTAAGTTGGGAGGTGACAAACGTGTTGGAGACAGTTGAGAGGATGGTACAAAACGGCGACGCATGGTTTGTTTTGATCATCGTCGGATTGATTATCTTTGCGGCCAAACAGGGCTATATGAAGGTGAGAACCGAGAAGATTCTGATTGGGCGAGAATCGAGCGAAAAAGAACGGCTTCTCATGAAAAAACAATCAGAGTATGCTCACTCTGAGTGTATGGCTTTTGAAAAGGAACTCCCACGCTTTGAAGGATATGACGAAACCCTCGGTCAGCTGATCGCTGAAAAAGTTTATGATGAAGTCGTGAATTGGATCATGATCAACCACATCGAAAACAGCGAGGACTATATCAAGAACAAGCAGCGCATCATATGGAACATCGTAACATCGGAACTAATAAGCGACAAGCTCAGGTCAAAAAAAGTGAAAGACGAGATCTATAGCCATACGGACAGCATGGTGAAAGAACTTGTCAAAATACGAACAAACAGCAATAAGGAGGACGAACCATGATCACAGGAACAGCCACATTGGCAAGAATCGACAGTGTCACGGACGAGAAAATCTACAATATGTCTCTAAAAGGGCTCAAGTCAGACACCAAGCCGACAGAAAGATGGGATGGGATGCGTATTGGAAACGGATCATCATTCATGGAGATCGATGACGCAGGATTCTATATGTATGATGAAGAATCTGACACATGGAAATCAAAGGCGTAAAGGAGGAGAAAAATGGAATCAGATGAGATCATAGGCTTTCTGCTCGGATACATCAAGAGCACATTAAACGGAGCAGGCGCTCTCAAAGGTAAAAACCTTGTGGTGACCTCAATCGAGGATATCGCAAACGGAAAAAGATTAAATGTTCAGTGGACACTTGACAATGGCACCGTACAGACAGATCATCTTGATCTTATGAATGGGAACGGTATCAAGTCATTTGAGAAAACAAAAACGGAAGGATTGGTTGATACCTACACCATCACCTTCGACGACGATTCAACGCAAACCCTTACAATCACTAACGGCGAAAAAGGTGATAAGGGGGATAAAGGAGACAAGGGCGACAAAGGTGACACTGGAGATAAGGGTGATACTGGTGCCGGCGTACCCAATGGCGGAACGACCGGACAGATTCTCACCAAGAAATCAAACGACGATCAGGACGCCGAATGGACCGATCCCGGCGAAGCCGACCTCCCGGCCGGCGGCACCACTGGACAGGTGCTCACAAAAAAGTCGAACGATGACGGCGATGTAGAGTGGTCAACACCAGCCGGAGCAGGAGACATGTTAAAGTCAGTATATGACACAGACAACGACGGCAAGGTAGACGCTGCAGAGGACGCGGATGCGGTCAAGAGCCATACTGTACCCACAAGCGGTGACGCCGGGAACTCCGACCTCGTGCTCGGAAATGACTCGAGACTGACCGATTCTCGCACGCCGAAAAGCCACACGCACACCAAAAGCGAGATCACGGATTTTACACACACCCACACATTGAGCGATGTGACGGATGCCGGAACTGCAGCTGCAAAGAACTCAACAAACTCAATCACATCCGGATCAACCGATCTTGCAGAGGCTGGAGCGGTTGCGGATGCCATCGATGCGGCCGTTGTATCTGCTTATCATCCGGGTGGCGCGAAAACATGCGCAGAACTCACAAGCGCTCTTTTGATAGCCGCAAATGAGGGCAAGGTCTACAATATGTCAGACTCCGGCACTACCACAGCAGACTTTATCGAGGGCGCAGGCGTTGCGATCGGAATCGGTGCGGATGTCGCAGTCATTCCGGTAACGGGGGGTTATAAGTTTAACCTTTTACCTGGTATCGTTGACACATCCGGTCTTCAGCCGAAAAACCTCACGGCATCAGTTGAGAGCCAGTCAACAGTCGAGGGTGCTCTTGGTGCTCTTTCAACAAACAAAGCCGCAAAGGTATCAGGTGGAACAACAGGAAACCTCGCAAGCCTTGACGCGAACGGAAACCCTGCAGATTCCGGAAAGAAAGCGAGCGATTTCATTGAGAAATCACA